CCTTGGTTCTCACCAGCAGGACAAAGACGTGGGCAGTACTTAGGCGTTACATCACTTGCATATAGCCCAACACAATCACAACGTGATACGCTATATAAAGCATCGATTAACCCTATTGTAAACTTACCTGGTCAAGGGATTTTACTATATGGCGATAAGACCAAACAAGGTCGTCCTTCTGCATTTGACCGCATTAACGTTCGTCGCTTATTCTTAGCGATTGAGAAAGCGATTAAAGGTGCGGCTCAAAACGTAATGTTCGAGTTTAACGACGAGTTCACACGTGCTGAGTTTGTTAACGCAGTAGAGCCTTTCTTACGTGAAGTAAAAGGGCGTCGTGGTATTACCGACTTCCGTGTTGTATGTGATGATACAAACAACACTGGTGATGTCATTGACAATAATCAGTTCGTAGCAACAGTTTTCGTTAAACCTGCTCGTTCTATCAACTACGTAACATTAAACTTCGTAGCAGTTAGAACTGGTGTAGATTTCGAAGAAGTTGCTGGCTTAGTATAAGGAGAGAGTAACACATGGCTATTCTAGGTGTAGATGATTTTAAATCTAAACTACGTGGTGGTGGTGCTCGTGCTAACATGTTCAAGGCTACTCTTAACTTCCCTGCCTATGCGGGCGGGGATGTAGAGTTAACGTCTTTTATGTGTAAAGCGGCACAGTTACCTCAATCAATAATAAACTCATTTCCCGTACCATTTCGTGGGCGTGAACTGAAAATGGCGGGTGACCGTACATTCGAAGATTGGACAGTAACTATTATTAATGATACTGACTTTGCAGTACGTGATGCATTTGAACGTTGGATGAACGGTATTAATGCTCATGGTGCAAACACAGGTTTAACTAACCCAGTTGATTATCAAGTAGACTTGATTGTTGACCAGTTAGACCGTGATGAGTCTGTAATCAAACGTTACAACTTTCGAGGTGCTTTCCCTGTTAATCTAGGTGAAATCACTCTCGACTATGATACAAGAGATGCCGTCGAAACATTCGATGTAACATTCTCGTATCAGTATTGGGAATCAAATACCACTTCTTAATGGTATGCTAAATAATAGTGGAGGTCGATAATGGTCTCCACTATTTTATTTTAGGGTAAGACATGGCAGACAACGATAGCGTATTAAAACTATTTGGATTCGAACTGAGAAGAGCGAAGGGTTCTGGCGCTGACAAGAAAAAGTCAGAGAAAGATATGCCTTCTGTAGTTCCACCGACTGACGTTGATGGGGCAGGTTATGTAACTGCTTCGGCAGGTCATTTCGGTCAGTACATTAACATGGAAGGTGATGATTCAAAAGATAATCATCAACTTGTGATGCGTTATCGTGGTGTTGCTACACACCCCGAAGTTGATATGGCGATTGATGAAATCGTCAATGAGGCTATTTCTGCTTCAGAGTTACAAACATCTGTTGAACTTTCATTAGATGATATTGAAACATCTGATAAGATTAAAGACCAGATTCGTGAAGAGTTTGAAAAAATCATTGCAATGATTCGATTTAATGAAATCGGGCATGAGATTTTCCGTTCATGGTATGTCGATGGTAGAACATATCATCATTTACTTGTGAACGAAGCAAACACAAAAGCGGGTATTCAAGATATTCGTTATATCGATTCTGCGAAGATTCGTAAGATTAGAGAAGTAAAATATAAGAAAGATCCTGAGACTGGTGTAAAGATTGTCGATAAAGTAGATGAGTATTATATCTACGAAGACAAGCCAGGAAATAAAACTACTGCTATTCGTTTATCTAATGATGCGGTGAGTTATGTATCTTCAGGTTTGTTAGATGAGTCAAAACGTAAAGTTATTTCACATCTACATAAAGCATTAAAGCCTGTTAACCAACTACGCATGATGGAAGATTCACTTGTAATCTATCGTCTTGCACGTGCACCCGAACGTCGTATTTTCTATATTGATGTTGGTAACTTACCACGTGGTAAAGCAGAGCAATACATGTCTGACATCATGGCTAAATATCGTAACAAGTTAGTGTATGATGCAAATACTGGTCAGATTAAAGATGACCGTAAACACATGTCAATGCTCGAAGACTTCTGGCTTCCTAGACGTGAGAATGGTCGTGGTACTGAAATCAGTACATTGCCAGGTGGTGAAAACCTTGGGCAGATTGACGATATCATCTATTTCCAAAAGAGATTGTATCGTTCTCTGAATGTACCAGTTAATCGTCTTGAACAAGAATCACAGTTTAGTCTTGGGCGTTCATCTGAAATCACACGAGACGAAGTTAAGTTTCAGAAGTTTATCGATAGATTGCGTCGTAGATTCTCGTGGGTATTCTTAGGTATTCTACGTAAGCAGTTACTATTAACAGGCGTTTGTACCGAGCAAGATTGGGACGAATGGAAAGATAACATCTATGTTGACTTTGTAAAAGATAATCACTTTACAGAGTTGAAAGAGACAGAGGTTGTACGAGAACGTGTTAGTCTACTAAATGAAGTAGAACAATATGTTGGCGAATACTATTCACGTGAATGGGTAATGAGAAATATTCTTCGTATGTCTGACACTGATATTGAAGATATGAGAAAAGACATTGAAAAAGAAAAAGCATCGGGCGTCATTCCTGATGAAGATGATGATTTATAATAAGGAGTAAATAATGGCAGATAATGATGTAGTAGTAGATGAGTTGGAATCTGAAGATATTCAAACTGATTCAAAACCTATAGAAGACTTACTTGATGCTATTCAATCACAAGAGTTCGAGACTGCTGAAAAGGCATTCAACGACATTGTTGGTGATAGACTACAAGACACTTTAGACCAAGCGAAGATGAGAATCGCATCGTCTATATATGGTGATGAAGCAGTGGCTGATGCGCAAGCAGAAGTACAGGCTGATATCGAAGACGAACAATCTTAAAATATCTTTTTGTATAAATACTTATGATAGTTGACGACAAAGTAAAGTCGCTCATAGAAAGAGCGGCTAATAAGCATCTATATACTGTAATGGGTGATAAGGGAAAATATATGATTCCCGACAACTTCAGTACAGTGCAGTATATGAACCCAAGAGGTCAGATTGACCTTTTGAAGTTTAAAGAACTTTTGGTTAAACGACTGTATATGCTTGATAAAGGTGGTGCTTACTTAAACATGGGCACCGCTTGTGGTCACTTAGAGTTAGCGAACCGATTAGCAAATACAAGACTTGCTATTAGTTCAGTAGAGTGGGACGTACAGTACGAGTGTTGTGCAGACATACGTGATATATTTGACGTACAAGTACAATACAGATGTAACAGCGTTCTAGAAGATGATTTCGAAATATTTGATATTGAAACATATTTTGATTATGTCATCTTAGAAAGATTCTTTCCGATATATCGTGCGATGAATCGTGATAGAATAATAGAAGTATTAAAGAAGTTTAAACCATATGCTCGTAAAGCATTGGTTGTTGACTCTGACGGCAACTGGTCAAAAGACCAATGGGATTATCTCATGGGGCTCGCAGAGAAGAGAGTCAAGATTTCTGATACTTGGAATATGTTTGTAATCAACTTAGAGAAAGTTTAATGAGAACATTTAAGCACCTGAGAGAAGAGACATCAAAGATTCCAGGTAAAAAGACCTTTGAAAAGAAGGTTAAAAAATCAAGAGTATGTGTATACAAGGACAAAAAAGGTTTTACTGTATACATAGATAAAGATAAACTCGATACTTTTAAGTCTCAAAAAGAGGCTGAGAAAGTTGGTATGGAGTTTGCTAAGGAACTATAATGAAACTGATTAGCGAGTTTAAAGAAGACGATTTACAATGTATCGTCGAAGCCAAAGAAAATGGCGAAAAGAACTATGTCATTGAAGGCGTGTTCGCACAAGCGGATCAGAAAAATCGCAACGGTCGTATTTACCCTAAAGCCATTATGGAAAAAGCGGTAAATCACTACGTTGAAACCCAAGTTAGTAAGAAGCGGGCTGTAGGTGAGTTGAATCACCCTGACGGTCCCACTGTTAACTTGGACAAAGTTTCGCACCTCATTACTGACCTAAGATTAGAAGGCAATAATGTGGTCGGAAAGGCACAAATACTTGATACTCCTATGGGTAAGATTGTTAAAGGTCTACTTGATGGTGGTGTTCAACTAGGTGTGTCAACTCGTGGTATGGGTAGTCTTGAGCAAAAGAACGGAGTAATGTACGTACGTGAAGACTTTTTATTAAATACAGTCGATATCGTACAGGATCCATCTGCACCTGATGCATTTGTTAATGGCATCATGGAAGGCGTAGATTGGGTCTGGAATAACGGAGTTCTGGAACCTCAAGTAATTGAAAAAATGGAGACTGAAATCAAAAACACTCCGAGCAAGCATCTATATGAAGCGCAGGTTCGTGAGTACAAGAATTTCCTCTCATTGCTTAAAACAAAACTATAAGGAGTAAAACATGTCTGAGAATATCGACAACCAAGATGTTATGCTTCCTGCAATCGAGGAAGCAAGTGCTCAGAAAATGCCTGTTGGCACTGAAGACGAATCTATCGCTTCGGTAGACAAAACTGACGATCCTGTGAAGAAAGCACCTACACGTAAAGGTGACCAGACTAAGCAGGATGCGATGCCGAAAACGAAAGCAGGTATGATTAATGCAATGTATCAGAAGTTATCTGGAATGAAAAAAGACCAGTTAAAATCTGCATACGACAAAATGCAAGAAGAGTTTGAAGACGTACAAGCGGACGAAGCAGTTGCACTGCCAGAGTTCTCTGTGGGTTCAGAACTTGATGCACTAGTCGAAAGCGAAGCAACTTTGTCTGATGAGTTTAAAGCGAAGACTGCTGTTATTTTCGAAACTGCTATGCGTTCAAAACTTTCAGAAGAAGTAGAACGTCTAGAAGATGAGTATCAATCACGACTAGAAGAAGAACTTGAAGTAACTCGTTCTGACCTAGTTGAGAAAGTTGATTCCTACCTTAACTATGTTGTTGAGAACTGGATGAAGGAAAATGAACTTGCTGTTGAAGCAGGTTTACGTACTGAGATTGCTGAAGACTTTATGGGCAAGTTGAAAGACTTATTTGTAGAATCTCACATCGAAGTTCCTGAGTCTAAAATCGACCTAGTTGATGAGTTAGCAGAACAAGTTGAAGAGTTAGAAGAAAAAGCTAACACTCAAACTGCTAAAATCATCGAAATGTCTGAGCAACTAGAACAACACCAGCGTGAAGCGATTATTCGTGAATCTGCTCGTGACCTAGCTGAAACAGAAGTAGAAAAACTTAACTCGTTAGTAGAATCACTTGACTTCGAAGACCAAGAATCATTTGCAGAAAAAGTTAAAACTGTAAAAGAATCTTACTTCAAGAAAGAAGTTAAAGAAGACGAAGAACTAACAGAAGACTGGGATGCAAGCCAAACACAAGAAGTATCTAGTGTAATGGACATGTATCTTAGCGCAATCAAGAAAACCCACAAATAGGAGACCTATAATGGCTATTAACCATAACGAGTCTTATGACCGACTCATTGAAAAGTGGTCACCAGTTTTAGAAGAAAACTCTGCTGGTACCATCAAAGACAATCACCGTAAAGCAGTAACTGCGGCGGTCTTAGAAAACCAAGAACGTGCTTTTATGGAAGAAGCACAACTTAACGAATCACCAACTAACACTAACTTGTCTGCAACTGGTGCTGGTCCTGGTGTTACTGGTGCAAACTGGAACCCAGTATTAATCGCTTTAGTACGTCGTGCAATGCCTAACTTAATGGCATACGACTTAGCGGGTGTACAACCAATGACTGGTCCTACTGGCTTAATCTTCGCTATGAAGTCACGCTATAAGACTACTCGTGCTGGTGCAACTGCTGATTCAGAAGCATTAGGTATCAAAGAAGCATACACTGGTTTCTCTGGTGATTCTTCTACTGTACATGATGCACGTGGTCCTTCTGGTCTAACTGGTGCAACTGACGGTGACGGCGATTCTTCAATCGTTGATTCTGGTTCAACTTATGCTCCTTCTGTAGGTGGTGCTATGCCAACTGCTGATGCCGAAGCATTAGGTTCTACTGGTTCTGATTTTGCAGAGATGGGCTTCACAATCGAGAAATCGACTGTAACAGCGAAATCTCGTGCGTTGAAAGCAGAGTACAGTTTAGAACTAGCACAAGACTTGAAAGCGATTCATGGTCTTGACGCTGAAA